GCGAATTTTTAAAGATCTATTCATTCATTAATTCTTTGTGTGAATTGTATTATTACGACCAGCACCGGCTTTAATCCTCTTTAGAGTATCATTCCAGCCGCCATCGGTTTTAGATAAGACACCACCAACATCGGATACTAGTTTTGGAGGAGATTTTAAAAATTGTTGTAATTCTGGATGATTTGCTTTATAGTCATCTAATTCTGCAATTCGCATTATTACTTCTGTTTCTTCGCCTGTTTCAATATTACGAAAATTATATGTTGGCATCTTTTTCCTCAGCTTCACGATACATACGTTTTATATATTCATAGTAACGTTCTTGTTTTTCTATTATAACACTTTTTTCATCTGATGTAAACCATTCGGGTACATCTCTTTTAGTCCATACCATTTTAAATCGATCTTTTTTAGTCTTGTAAAATGCTTGATAAGATTTTACTGGATCATCAAACATACATTCAGGATTAGATTTCATAGCTAGCTTAAATGGAGTACGACCTTCCTCTGGAATATTAATTGGAGGCCTAATTAGTATTTTGCGTAGCAGAGTATCTGTTGAATGCTCCTTATTGTATCTATACTTATATTCGTCGCAAAGACCAATAAAATGATCGTAGTGCCAAATATAATTTGCTATTGATTCTCTAGTCCATATTGTACATGGATGGTTCATATGGACTGCTTTATAAAGTTTATTTTCCATATCTTCTTCTGGGTGTTCCCAATATTTTACCATTGTTTTCCCAGATTTAGATGGACGTTTAGTTTCAGTACCATCAAGCATACGATGTACTGTTGATAGCATTTGTGCAGATTCAACAATCATTTTTACAACATGTTTGTCGCATTGAAGTTGCGCTGCTTTGATTGGATTTGTGTCTAATATAAACAAATTCATGGATACACCCTCATTCATATAATACTATTATATCACAATTAAATGAGGGTGTAAACCATTTTATGCTGCTAAAAGTTCCTCTTCTAATTCTTCTATTCTAGATTTCAAATAATCATGCTTCTTTTGAAGCACATAAGCCTTCTTACTATTACCTCTTATTTCTTGCCTTCTTATAAAGTATTCCATTTCTCTGCAATCTCTTTTGAGTCTTTCAAGTTGTGAACCGTACATATTGCATTCCTCTGTATAATTAACACGCTTTGAGTTTCGAGTAAGAATAGGGAACCTCCTTGGATAGTTAAAAATAAAAAAGGACCCATGACCTAAAAGGCCTTGAGTCCTGTTACATATGAGAATAAAAATATTTACTCATACATTTATTTATATCTTTGTTACTCTCTAATGAGGCCTGGAAATGCTTCTTGTACAAGCTTTTTCGTAATACCAGAATAGTGAGCTGAATTATTACTTTTAATTAATCTCTTATCTTTCATCAACAAAACTAGTTCACCTTCTTTTGGATGAACTGATTCTAAGATGTTAATAAAAAGTTGTTCTCGTTTTGGTGCAGGCATATTTTCACCTGGACCACCTTTTACAAAATACTTAAACTGTTTTGTCTTATTATATAAAGAAGTTTTTGAATATCCAAATGAGGCTGGGTCTCCATGAGGTGGCTTGCCTTCAGGAAGAAGAAACTCAATAGAATCATCCATACCACCTCGAAGAATATCACGCAAAGCAAGGTGATTATTTTCTTGAAGGATTTTTATTTTTTCTTCCTTTGTACTAGCTTCGGCCGCTTTTTCAAGAATCTCATGAATCATAAGTTTCATTAGGTAAATTCCTCTACACTTTCAATTAGTAATTTGCAGCGCTTTTTGATTAGATAATTGAGTACCTTAGATCTATGCGCTATTTTCTGGTTATCAAATCTATTTATAATAGCGTTTTTTAATTCTTGAGGTGTTTCAGAAAGATCAATCAAAGTTTTATTTCTACGATAATTTCTGTAAATTTCGGATTCCATTACTGATTGAAGATTTTCAGCATTTTCAAGATAATGTTCTATCTTCTTTTTAGTCATAGGTGATTGTCGTAGCCCATCCACAAAAGTGTTATCACCGCTAAGGATATTAGGTACTCCATCACTTGAGTCTCCTTTTAAAATTTGCTCAAATAGGTATCGTCTTGGATTTGGATCTTGAATAAACTTTTTAGTCATTGGAGAAAATTGACGAACATTGTTATATTTCTGTAATTGAATAAAATCTTTATCTGCAGAAACAATCATAACATCATCGTGTTGTCCAAACTCTTGTGTACGTTCTACAAGAGTACCAATAATATCATCAGCTTCACAGCCATCAATCTTAACAGTTTTATATGGTAAATTATCACCAATCTCTTCAAATACTAAGTTGATAATACGAAAGATTTCTGACCAATCAAGAGGTGATTCCTCACGGCCGTCGCGTCGTTTAAATTTATACTGTGGAAATACTTCGCGGCGCCAATTAGAAGAATCAGTAGCAATAACCATTTGGCCATATTCTTTACGAAACTTTTTGTTGTACATACGAATAGAGTTAAGAATCATATGACGAATCAAATCTTCTTCAACATCTAGCTTTTGAGTAATGATATTTGCTATAGCAATTGCATTGTAGTCAATAATAATCATATTTCACCTTTTTCATAATTAATATTATTATATCATATTAATCATCATCTGTAAACAGGTTTAATTCATCTTTTTGTTTTAGTTCTTTAATATACTTAATGACCTCATGAATTTCGTCTATAGGCTCATGAAGGAAGTGTAATTCTCCATCTACGCGATATAGCATAGCAACTACTAAATTAAGTAGTACACTAATGTCTTGCATCATAGCTTTATCTTTAAATGGGTGATATCCGCTTTCAATTAAAGAATCAACCATTGCTCGAATAGCGTTATGTGCTGTATCATCATAATGATTTCTTGCTAGAAACATAGCTTCAATCTGCTGCTTCTTTGTAAGCTTTGCTGATTTTGTTTTTGGAAATTGTATTATATTGTCAGACATTTTGAATTCCTTTCACGTGTTTAGCGTGAATCTTACAGCCAATAAACTCGTTATAGTATTCATCACTAAAAAGAACATTCCTATCAAATTGTTCTTTTGCTTCAAGGTAAGACATCTCGCCTTTAGTATTGCATAAATGTAATATCTCACGCTTAAAGTTATCACGGCCATGTGATTCTACAAGCAGCTTTACCTGCTCGCTTGAGCCAAAATAATCTTTCCAATCAGATTCTTTTTTGACTGTACGCTTTCTAGTTTTACCCTTTAACGGAGGTAATCTACGTGTTGACCAAAAATTCTTTTTGCCTACATATTTTTTTCCATTTGAAACATCGGTAATTAGATAGACAAATCCAGCATAATTACCGATGTCTTCTGATTCAAATGGCTTTTCGTTGTATGTCCATTGATCCATAATTAAACCATAATATTTCTATATGGTTTATTTATAAGTCAGCTAAACATATCACTAGGATGCCATTCGTCATCATCCCAGTCTTCCTTTTTAGTATCAAATAGATCTGCCTGATCTTCTTCAAAATTTAATTCTCTTGTAGATTCAAATCCACAAAATGGACAGTACTTTTCTTCGATACCTTCGTCTTCGGCATCTACAGATTTTACACTATATTCAATATCGCAGCTCGGACAGGAAATTTTCATATGATACCCTCGTATTGACTTAAATTATTGTATATATCATACTTACAAACTTAAACCTTTGAAAGTATTTTCATCCACGTCTTGCTTTACGCCGCCAATAACATATGAACTAATTTCAGTTTCTTGAGGAGCAACTTGTACATTACCGCCACCAATCCATTTTTCAGTCCAAGGTAATGGGTTAGCTTGTGGAACTGAATATGGAGATGGAACGCCAATTGCTTTCATACGCTTATTAGCAATCCACTCGATATAATCATATAGAAGCTTTGAGTTAAGACCAATCATTGAACCATCTCTGAAAAGATAATCTGCCCAAAGCTTTTCTTGGTCAACTGCATCAACAAACATCTTTACTACTTCATCTTCACATTCTTCTTTAATTTTTACAAAGTCAGGATCATCTTTTGGCAATGTTTTAATCATATAAGATGACGCAGCCAAGTGCGTATTTTCGTCACGTGCAATGAATTTAATAATTTTTGCGTTACCTTCCATTTTTTTGAGTTCAGCAAACGCCCACGAGCACGCAAATGATACATAGAAACGAACACCTTCTAAAATATTAATTGAATTAAGTGCAAGCCATAGCTTTTTCTTTAGATTGTATAGGTTAACATCAATGGTTTCAGTCATACCGGTTTTACCATATGTTACTTTATGTTTACCTTCTCCCAATAAATTATACCAAGAGTTTGCCTGAATACAATCATCATAATATTTCGAAATATCAGCAGCACAATCTACAATTTCTTGAATGCTTAACATCTCATCAAATACCTTTGAAGGATTTGCATATACATTACGAATAATATGTGTATAAGAACGTGAATGGATTGTCTCCATAAATGTCCATGCCATAACCAATGGTTCTAGTTCTGGCAAAGATGCTACTGGCATTAGCGTTTCGGTTGGACCCCGTCCTTGAACGGAATCCAATAGAATTTGTCGTTTTAGGTTTGATGTAAAGATATGTTGCTCATGCTCAGTAAGTGCACGAAAATCAGCTTTATCTTTTGATACGTCAATTTCTTCAGGACGCCAAAAGAATCCCAATTGTTTATCAGTAATTTTATCTAGCTCTGGATATTTCACTTGGTCATAACGAGCAATATCAACACCTTCATCATAAAACATTGTTGATGTTAGGTGAGATTTTTCCTTTTGCTTAAATACAGATGCCATTTTTTCCTCTTAAATTTTGCATGCTTCACAATCTTCATCATCTACCACTTCACTAGGTAGATCTTTAATAGCAGGATCATCATTCCATTCGCCTGCTCCATCAAATGTATTATTATAGTACATTTGTTTTCCACCATACTTATAAAAAGTAATCATATCAGTAATAAGTCTTGACATTGGTACTTTACCATCTTCAAAGAACTCTGGATTATAAGAGCTATTTACAGAAATACCTTGATCAATATATTTTTGCAATACTGCGCAAATTTTTAAATAACCGTCAGGAGACTTTTGATCCCATAATAAATCATATTTGTTTTTTAAATGATAGTAACCTGGAACAACTTGAGCCATTACGCCATCTTTGGATTGTTTGTATGACACTAACGCGCGAGGTGGTTCAATACCATTTGTGCTATTTGAAATTTGTGCTGATGTTTCTGCTGGCATAAGAGCCATTAATGTAGAATTACGAATGCCTGTTTCTTTTAGTTGTTTACGCAAGCCTTTCCAATCCATACGTTCTTGGTGTTTTATCAATTCATTAACTTCTTTTTTGAAAGTATCAATTGGCAAAACTCCATGGCCATATTTTGTTTCCATATTTAATGGAATAGAACCTTTTTCAATAGCAAGATCCGCAGAAGCTTTAATTAAATAATAACTCCAAGCTTCAGTAAATCGATCCACCTCTGCCAAGGCCTCTTCATTATACTTAAGTCCTCTCTTCGCAAGAAAGTATGCAAGGTTAATAATACCAACACCAAGAGGGCGGCGATTCCTTGTAGAAGATTCCGCAGCCTTGACTGGGTAAGATTGGTAGTCCAATAAAGCGTCCAACGCTCTAACCGTAAGCGTACAGTATTTTTCGAATTCTGATGGGTCATTAATAAGTCCCCAGTTAATGGCTGAAAGTGTACATAATGAAATTTCACCTTCTTCATCATTTGCAGAACTTAATGGTTTTGTTGGTAAGTCAATCTCACAACAAAGATTAGATTGACGAATTGGAGCTTGATCTGGTAAGAATGCACCATGCTCATTTGCATGATCTACATTCATTAAGTAAATACGACCAGTATCTTTACGTTCAGTTAAAAATTGAGAAAAAACTTCCATTGCTGGTAATGTCTTTTTACGAATAGATGTTTTACGCTCATACATTTCATAAAGTTGCTTAAACTTATCTTGGTCTGCATAAAAAGCATCATATAGATCTGGTACATCATCTGGCGAAAAAAAGGTAATATTACCACCTGTTAATAAACGTTCATACATTAGTTTATTAAACTGAAATGCATAATCCATATGACGAACACGAGTTTCTTCAGTACCTTTATTATTCTTCAATACAACAAGATCTTCAAACTCATAATGCCATACTGGAAGATAAACAGTAGCAGCACCGCCACGAACACCGCCTTGTGAACATGATTTTACGGCTGCTTGGAAATATTTCAAAAATGGAATAAGACCAGTATGAACAATAGATCCATCATTAATTTTAGATCCTATTGCTCGGATTGATCCTGCGCCGATTCCAATTCCAGCTTTTTTAGAAATGTATCTAACAATTGAAGTAGATGTAGCATTAATGGAATCGAGACTATCACCAGATTCAATAAGTACACAGCTACTAAATTGGCGGGTAGGTGTACGAAGGCCGGCCATAATTGGAGTAGGTAAAGAAATATAAAACTGTGAAACAGCATCGTAGAAGTCCTTCACCCATTTCATACGGGTGTCTCTTGGGTAATCTGCAAATAGAGTCGCAGCAATCATCATATATGCTATTTGCGGTGTTTCAAAAACTTTTTTAGTTCCGCGATCTTGTACTAGATACTTACCACGGAATTGTTCCATTGCAACGTAAGTAAAATTATCGTCTCTTTCGTGTTTAATAAATGAATCTAAAACTAAAATATCATCACGGTTATATTTTTGCATGATGTCACCATCATACACACCTTTCATAATATTTGATAACATCAATTCAAGTAGGGAAGATGGTTCATAATCACCATAAACTTCTTTTCGTAGTTTATAATTTACCAGACGGGCAGCAACAAACTGGTAATTTGGTGTATTTTCTGAGATTAATTCTGCTGCTGATTTGATAAGTAGCTCATGAATATCATAAGCATTAATTTTATCATACAATTGAATATTTGCTTTTAATTCAATTTCGGAAATAGAAACGCCGGCAATCCCGGCGGTAGCCCACTCAAGAACTTTGTGGACTTTTTCAAGATCGAAAGACTCAAGACGTCCATCTCTCTTGGTTACATTGATAGCTTGATTCATTCAATTCTCCGTTGCTTCAGAGGAAAACTATTTCTTGGATTCAAACCTCTATCGTTGAACCCTTTATTACTTCTTTACTTTATGGATCTATTATATATTAGATTACGACTTTTGTAAACAGCTATTCTTCATTATTTTGCAAATTATTTTTATCTGCTGTAGTCTCTGAAGCTTCGGAGATTGCTGTTTCGTAATATACCAATAGTTGACTTTGTTGATTAATAAATCGACGAATGTCTTGAATGTTAATTGATAATCTTTCATAATCTCTTACGGGCATGGCAATAAAAACTACTTCGCCATAATCCCTACGAAAATCCTCAATAAATTGTTCTAGATTTTCTTCTGTAACTACTTCAAACTTTACGTCACCCATAACAACAGGCTTCGGTCTTGGCTGAAGAACAATATTAGGACCAACATATTCAGTTACAGTTTGAATACGAGGTTCTGTGTTAAAGGTACTACATCCACTAATCAGTAGGGTTGCTGGGAGGAGTAGCGCCAGAGTCAGCTTCGATTTGGTCAAAAACTTGTTTAGTTCCATTATTAATTCTCGTTTCAATAAGTCCAGGCTTGCGTAAAGCCAAACGGGTTAAATCATGATCAGAAAGAGTAGCTCTTATTTGATCAAGACCGGCTTCAGCTTCTCTTAAGTTAGCTTGAAGCTCATCATTTAGGCGTTGCGTACGCTCAGCATCTTGTCGCATTCTACCAATTGTTGCTTCATTGGTTTTCACTGCTTGATCAAGAATTTGCTTTTCAGCAACTAATTGCTCGATTTTAGCTTGGGTAGAATCGTAATAATATTTAGCGCCAAACCCAAGTCCACCAAGCAATCCTAATACTATAATTATACCATATAATTTAGCCATAGTAAACTAC